TGGATATACAGGTTGATAATTAGTATTTGCTGCTGATTCTGGTTCGGTCCAAGCCGTTACAAAGTCCGGTTTTTCTACTGTTGCCATTATATTATTCCTTTAAGGTCCTTTTGTATTGGCCGTTTTAGATGATGTAGATTGTGAGTTAACTTCTTCAGCTGAAGGTGTATTGTCAACTATGTATTGTTGTATTGCAACACTGTGGTCCTCTAGTGGTTGATTAAATGCTTGAGTAACTGCATCTGGAATAGAACTACTAGATTGAGATGTTGTCGCTGCATCTAAAGTTAATTTCGCTGCAGCCGTAAATTCGGAAGCAATACTGGTAATTTGTGTTTGCGTTAGACTTGTTATTTGGTCAGGTATAGACTTTATTTGTGTGGCAACTTGTTTTATGGAATTACCAAATTGTGTCAAACAATCCTTTAACATCTGTTGCAATTTGGCAGGTAATGATTTCACCCAATTGATTAGTTGTACGATTTGTTGAGCCAAAAATACCCATTCCAAAACAGATTCAACAATCATAGCAATTTTTTTAGTTATTGCATTAATCTGTCTGACAATTTTCTTCAACAAACTGAAATTAAAAGAAATAATTCCTGTTGCATCAAATCCTAGGCCAGTGATAACAGCATCCAGTACAGTTCTTAGACTTGAAATGATAGTCTGTATCATTGACCTTAGTCTATTTGTAGCTTTTAGTTTTGCATTTTTAATTGCATCTTGTATAGCTGCAACTGGACTTAGTAATCCAAGGTCACCAATTATAGATGACAAACTTGGAAAGATGAATTTAAAATCACAAACATGAGATAGATTACCATTCAACAAATCAATGATTGAACCTTTTACATAACCTCTGGCCAGTCCAGGTGTTGTCTGAACTCCAGCTGTGTTGAGTAGTTGACCAAAAATTGAATTCGGTGGTGAATTCTCAACTATTTTGAAATTAATTATACCAAATTCACCTAAATTTACTGTTGTATTTTCTGCCATTTATGACCTCAAGACTTTGTTGGTGGTTGTGCAAAACCAGGTAAAATGCCCATCATAATTGGAAATTGACCAGATTCGCCATCCATAAAAAATCCCATCACCCAATCGCCTAATTCAGGTGCAGAAAAATTATTGCGAGAATTAAGTGGTAATAAAGGTGTTGCCCAAGGAAGTTCAGTTACAGGTATTTTCATTTTTGATGCTTCTGTTCCATCTGTATGCCATCCAAAAATACGAACTTGACAACGACCTATGCCAATAGGATCCATTCTATTTTCTATTACACCTATCCACCAAATAAAACCATCTTTACCTAAAAAATTTTGCATTATAATATCACCTTAGTATGATTGTGCGTTACTATCTTTAGCTAACTCTAAGACCGTTTGATAGATACCTGGAGACTGTACGATATGTCTTACTGCTGTCACTAGATATTTACCTGAATAAAATTTATCTAAATCTTTTGTTCCAGCATTTAATGATGGTAAATTAAAAACAACTACCTTACCAACAGTAATAAATGAATCGCCTGGAATTTTAATTTTGACAACTGTGTAATTGGCCAAAGACAGTTGTGCTGTTCTGTTTGGTACAAATGTCTCTAAGAAAATATCATGCGATACAGAACCTTGTGATACTCCTGATTTTTTACTTTGATTCGCATTAGTCACACTCATTTTTATACGACTATTATAGGCCATATTTTGTGTTAAATTTAAAGGATTTTTTGTTGTTACTAAAGGATTTCCTGGATTTAAAGTGAGGCTAATGTCAGTATCATGATTAAAAGTTGTTGTACATGCTGTTCTTGTCAAAGGATCCAGAGAAATCAACTTATTTGCATAAGAACCTGCATTTATTCCATTTAAAACATCAAACGTTTTAACAAATTCATAATCCAAAATAGAAATTACATCTTCTGACATTGGTTCTGTTGATGATGTAATGTTCTGTTGTTGATATTTATAGGTTGCATAAACAGGATCAGAATACATAGAAGATAAAGATTTAAAAATAAATCCATCTTTCGTTTGAAAAAACAACATATCTGCTAATTTCGTATTATTTGCAGCCGGTCTTGCATAATTCGACAACCAACTGATGGCTTCAAAAGGTTTTATTGTTGGAATATTAAAGTCATATACACCGGTTGTTGGTTGTATAATATATCTTTTTGATGAAGGTATACCAAGACCATAGGCCATTATATCATCAACCATATCAGATATTTGCATACCCTTATATGATTTTGTAAATTTTGTTTGTTCTGATGTTATTAATTCTTCCGAACAAAAATTTAGTTTCAAATATTCAGTTGATAAGTTTCCAACTGGTTTTCTTTTAGGTATTGAGTGTAGTTTAAATTTAAGTGGTGCATCACCGTAGGCATTAGATTTACCAAAAGCAATTGTGATAGTTTCAAACCCACTAAGTTTCATTTTTTCCACAAGACCAACACTGTCCTTAAGGAGAATATAACCAGACATAGAAAAGCTGTAGATATCCTCATAAATGGACATATCTACCATTAAATATTTTAACTCATATTTTGATCCACTATTTGTTGTTATACTCAATTCATCAATTGCAACATCTTGTGGATAGTATATAGCATTGCTTTGTGCTAGTGTTTTTGCCATATTAGGTGCTCATCAATTTGAATAATTCAGATTCAATTTTTGTGACATATGTTTTGTTTAATAATTTTATGCTTCTTTTAGATTCATTTAACTGATACTCATATGTATAATTATCGACAATTTTTTTAGTTATTTGTATAGTTACTGGTCCTGTTATTGTATTGAATGTATTTGATGATTCTAATAAATCATTGTAAGTATCTTCATCTATGGTAATAGATTGTGTTGTGATTATTAAAGAATTAGCGTGTGTCTGTGTTATCACTTTTTCAAAATGATGTAACATAGATTGTTCTGTGAGAGAATATTTATTATTGATATAACTATCAAAGACTCTGTTTGACATTGGCCAGTCCCATTGTGGGTCGAGAAATTGATTGGAAATTAAAACAATCCAAAATCTTTCTACACTTTCATAATATTTGTGTGCAATAATTTCTGGTGTATCTGTGTCTTTTATGTCATATTCGTAAAATAACAAAGGATCATTTATCAAACTAGAGATGATACTAGCTCTAGCTAAAATATTGGTAACAATTTGAGAAGTATGATTTCCAGTTACTAATAATTTTGGTAAAGTTTTAAAGTATTCCATTTTTAATAACCACCAGTTTCAATTGAATTTCTGTCAACAAGTTCTATTTCTTTGAAACTTAAAGTAAGAGCTGTTTGTACAGGAGAACCATCTTCGTATGTAGACCATGTACCATTTGGTGCATAATTTACTGTAACATCCGTAAGAACACAAGGTTTTATTTTGTTTATATTTTTATTTTCTTTGCCATCATACAAAAATGTTATGTTAAACACTGATGGTGGTGTAAAAAAGAAGCCAGCTCCACCTGTTTGTATGGTTGGTGCTGCATTTTTTCTAAAAGATTTAATGATATCTCTTATTTCTTTGGCCTCTGAAGAAGAATAAGGTGTAAGAGTAAATGACATACTAAATGTTCTAAATTCTATACCTTCAAACAAAACTTGTTCTTGTGGGTTAAAAACATAACCAAAAGAATTTAGTGCTACTTTAGCCGCACTGTTTTGAAAAGCAGACAATGCCATTGATGGTACTTTACCAAGAAAAGGAATTGAACTGGCGGCTTCTAATATACCTATTTGATTATAGTTTGCACCTTGACTGAATTCTGCATTATCTGGCATATACAAAGTTATTGTGTCTCCAGATTTTGAATATGGAGTTTTTGTTGAACCAATTATTTTTTTTACTTGTTCATTTGCAGTACCGCTAGTAATTGCATTAAGTCCATCTTGAAAAAGAGTACCGGCAATCGCCCCTGGTATTTCTGTGATAGTTTTATTATCAGTTACTGCAGCAAGTTTAGCTTGCTCTTCTTTAAATGCATCAGTTACTGCATTTGTTTTATCTGTAAAAGATTTTTGTACATCTCCCCATGTTGCAGCTACCACTTCAGTTGCTTGAAATTTAACTGAATGTAATTTTTTTGGACTGTTTAAATCACTTGGATAGGTAAGTTTTATTGGTGCATATAGATTTCTTTCTAAAGATTTCAATGGACCATTATCAAGATTTTCACCTGATTCTCCTGATGTAGTCGCATTTTGTTGTATTACTGGATCGCCTATAGCCATTTTTTTCCTATATTCTAAAAAGATGTATATATATTATTTATGGCATATTCAGGACAATTTAAACCTTCAAACCCTCAAAAATACATTGGGGACTACAAAAACATCATATATCGCTCAAGTTGGGAAGCAAGAGTGATGACTTGGCTCGACAAAAATCCAAGTATTGTGTCTTGGTCGTCAGAGGAAGTTGTCGTACCATATATTTCTCCTGTTGATGGAAGATGGCACCGATACTTTCCTGATTTCGTGGTCAAGGTCAAGGATAAGAATGGTACATTGAAAACCATGATGTTGGAAGTCAAACCAAAGAAACAAACACAAGAACCAATTATACAAAGACGAGTTACCAAAAGGTATATCACCGAAGTTACCACATGGGGTGTCAATCAAGCCAAATGGAAGGCTGCAACTGAATACTGTTTAGACCGTAATTGGGAATTTAAGCTTATCACTGAGGACCATCTAGGCCTGTAACTAAATAAGGCATGGATAAAAAACCCTCACTCCTTACTACTCTTGCTGAACAGAAGTCTGCCGCAGAATTGCAGACAATGAGCCGTGAGTCATTGAAATGGTTGACTCAAAAAGTTGCAACACTTAAAAATCCAAGAGCAATTTCTGTTGCAATAACCAGAGAAAAGAACAGGTTTGTACCAAGGGGTCTCAAACCACAACCAAATGTTACCAAAAGATTCAGAATTGGCAGTATGTATTTCTTTGTATATGATCCAAAAGGCAAAAACCAACTGGATTATTATGATAGATTCCCTCTGGTGATACCACTTGAATCTTATTCTGATGGTTTCCTAGGATTAAACCTACATTACCTACCAATGCGGTATAGAGTGTATTTTATGCGAAAGTTGATGCCACGTGCAGTCCTGAACGATGATAATGAAATTATGCGTCTGCGTATATCATATGAAATCCTAGACGCCTCCAGAAAATATAAAGAGTTTAGGCCGTGCCTCAAACGATACTTATACTCACATATAAGGTCTAGAATACTTGCCGTTGAACCAGAAGAATGGGATATTGCAATGTATTTACCAGTTCAACAATTCAAAAAAGCACCAGTATCTCAAGTTTGGAAAGAATCCGTAGAAGAAATAAGGAAT